CGCTTCAGCATCCATTGATAATAGTGGAAACAATGTTGTAAACAAGTATTTACTATATGTAACGGAACAAGTAACGGGTTCATTAGAGACTATGTCTACTGGTTCTACTTTTGATATTACTGAAATTCCTACTGTGTAGTATATTTCATCATAACATATTTTAATAAGGACCTCAAATTGGGGTCCTTTTTTAATATTTATAAACAAAAATTATGGCAAACATCCCTATATGGCCCGGTTCAAGTAGTTTCTTCCCAGGAAATACACCTTTTGGATTCTACGATAACCAATATCAATTTCAAGTTGATGCCGATAAAGTATCCAAATTTTGTGCTTTACGTTTAGGATATCCTATTGAAAACGTAGAGTTACAAGATGTAAATTTTTATGCTGCTTTTGAAGATGCTGTTACTGTATATGGTAATGAATTATATGCTTACCAATTAAGAGATAACTATTTATCTCTAGAAGGAGCATCACAATCAATAGATGTAAACACTGATATCATCACTCCTTCAATGGCTAATATTGTTAGATTATCTCAACAATATGGTGAGGAAGCAGGTACTGGTGGAAATGTAACCTGGTATAAAGGACGATTAGAATTATACCCAGGAATACAAAGATATGATCTAGCAGCTTGGGCTGTATCTCAAAGTATTTCCGGAGGCATTGAAATCAAAAATGTATTTTATCAACCACCCCCAGCAATTAGCCAAATGTATGCTCCTATGGTAGGAACTGGAGCGGGTAATGGACTAGGTGGAGTACCAGCAGCAGGTGTATACGGTATGGGATATGGATATTCTAACTATTTGATGATGCCTACAAGTTTTACTATCCAAAACATCCAAGCAATTGAGATGAACAATACAGTAACACTTTCCAATTATTCATTTAACATAATAAACAATATAATCACAGTATTTCCAATACCTGGAACAGGTGATTTCGATTTAGGTGTTGATGATGGTGGTGGATTAGGATATGGTCACTATTTAATATTTGATTTTATTAAAGTACAAGATAGACTAGATTCAGCCTTTGTAGATGGTACCGATAAAATATCAAATGCATCTAATGTACCTTATGGAAATCCCAATTACAACGATATCAATTCTATAGGTAGATCTTGGATTTTTGAATATACATTAGCATTATCTAAAGAAATGTTAGGATATGTTAGGGGTAAATATCAAAACATTCCTATCCCTGGAGCCGAAGTAACACTAAACCAATCAGATTTACTTGCATCTGCAACATCAACAAAAGATGCCTTAATTTTAAGGTTAAGAGAATATTTCGATTCAACATCACGTCAATCATTACTTGAAAGAAGACAAGCAGAATCAGTAGCACGTGTTGCTGAAATAAACAATGTACCAATGACAATTTTTATAGGATAACATGGCACTTTTTGGAGAAGCAAGAGATATTAGTATGTTTAGATACATCAACCGTGAGTTGATGCACAACATTATTTCCCAACAGTGTGTTCTATATAAAGTAAATGTTACGGAAACAAAAACAAATTTATATGGTGAGGCTAGTAGTGGTAGAGTATTTAGAGAACCTATTTTACTATATGCCTTAATTGATCGATTTGATGAAACAGCACCTACAAGTGATTTTGGTGTTGGGTTTGAATGGCCTCATATATTTAAATTTTTAAGGGATGACTTATTGCAAGTATCGAATGATAATCCAAATGGAGCAAATGTTCAACCTGAAATAGGTGATTTTATAATGTGGCAAAATGCATATTGGGAAATTGATAATACAAATTTAAGCCAATTGTTTGTTGGTAAAGATCCTCAATACCCATTTACAGATGCTGACAATGTTAACCCTCTAGAAAGTGATTTAGACAGATTCGGCTACAATGTAGCAGTTGAATGTGTTGCTCATTACGTTCCAGCGGATCGTGTAAATATTACTAATCAAAGAATATAATGGCTAACATAAAGAAACCAACCCCTAAAACGCAAAAGGAGATAAGCCGTGAACAACATATAGCTACTTCGGTAGAATATGGCAATCCTAATAATAGAATCCAACCAAATAGATCACAACAAGTATCTTGGAAGGGGGATAATGTTAAACCATTTTCAGTTGGTATTCAAGACATTGATGAGGCTATATTTTATTACTTTGATAATATTATTAAACCATCCGTAATTCAAAATGGACAACGATTAGCGGTTCCCGTAATATATGGTTCTCCTGAAAAATGGAAATCATATCAAAAAGATGGATATTATAGAGATTTAAAGGGTGCTATTATGGCTCCTTTAATTATGTTTAAACGTGATTCATTAGATAAAAACAGAACTATATCAAATAAACTAGATGCTAATAATCCAAACAATTATAGTGTATCTAAGAAACATTATGATGTACGAAACGAATATAATAATTTTAACGTATTAAACAACAGAAAACCTCAAATTCAATACTACGCCACAGTAGTACCTGACTATGTTACTATAACGTATAGCTGCGCTATATTTACGTACTATGTTGAGCAGCTAAACAAAATAGTTGAGGCCATAGAATATGCTTCTGATGCATATTGGGGAGATCCAGAACGTTATAAATTTAAAACAATGATTGATTCATTTGGTTTCCAAACTGAACTAACTCAAGATAACGAACGTATTGTAAGAAGTACATTTAATATAAAGCTTAACGGATATATTGTACCTAATACATTACAAAAAGATTTAAACGCAATATCTAAATTTTCAAATACATCTCAAGTATTAATATCTGAAACTGCTGTAGATAAATTACCATAAAGTTTATTATTAATATAAATTTCTAATATTTATGATAAACGTTTTCCAATAGATGGCTGAAAATAGATATAGTGGTAATAATCGATTAGACAATCCAAATCAAGGTAGAGGTTTTTTCGATCAATCCCTTGGATTTAATAAATATAATTTACCTATTCTTACACAAGGATGGGAAGGCTATGTCTTAACCATCAATGATGAAGGTGTTGTTTCTTTAGTTTTAGGAGGTTCAGGAAATGGAACATCTGGTACATCTGGTACATCTGGTACCGCAGGTACTGCAGGTTCATCCGGTACAAGTGGTTCAAGTGGAATATCAGGTTCAAATGGTACTTCAGGTATAAATGGTACATCAGGTACCTCAGGCGCAACAAGCGGAACTTCAGGTTTATCACGATCTTCAGGTACTTCAGGCACCTCAGGTTTATCTGGTATTTCCGGTACAAACGGAACTTCCGGTATATCAGGCACTTCAGGATTATCAGGTACAAGTGGCACTTCAGGCTTATCAGGTTCGTCAGGTTTAAGTGGTTCTTCAGGAACTAGTGGTAGCTCAGGTTCTTCAGGAACATCAGGTTCATCAGGTATTTCAGGAACTAGTGGGCAAAGTTTAACTTCAGGTTCAAGTGGAACATCAGGTTCAAGTGGAACATCAGGAGTAGATGGAGGTTCAGGTATATCAGGAACAAGTGGAACATCCGGTTCATCAGGTAGTTCAGGTACAACAGGAATAGAGGGTACATCAGGTTCATCTAAAACCTCTGGAACTTCAGGTAGCTCAGGTTCAAATGGTACAACAGGTAATGCTGGTTCTTCAGGTTCATCAACAACTTCGGGAACATCAGGTTCAAGTGGTTCTTCAGGCACAACCGGAGCCGCAGGCACTTCAAGAACATCAAATACATCAGGCACCTCAGGTAGTTCAGGTTCAAATGGTACAACAGGTAATGCTGGTTCTTCAGGTTCATCAACAACTTCAGGAACTAGCGGTAGTTCAGGTTCAAGTGGTATTTCAGGTATTAGTGGCCAAAGTGCTACATCAGGAACTTCAGGTTCAAGTGGCTCTACAGGTATATCAGGATTTGCCGGTTCTTCAGGAACATCAGGTTCAAGTGGTACAAGTGGCACAACAGGTAATACAGGCTCCTCAGGTTTATCAAACACCTCAGGTTCTTCAGGTTCAAGCGGATCTTCAGGTACAACAGGTAATGCTGGTACTTCAAGTTCATCCAATACATCAGGTACAAGTGGCTCAAGTGGTTCTTCAGGCACAACAGGAGCTGCAGGTACTTCCCGTTTATCAAATACATCCGGTACTTCTGGATCAAGCGGTTCATCCGGTACCTCAGGTATAGCGGGTGCTGCCGGTTTATCAGCTTTAAGTGCTACAAGTGGTACCTCAGGAACTTCAGGATCTAGTGGTACTTCCGGTTCTTCAGGTTTATCAAGTACCTCAGGCACTTCAGGATCAAGTGGCTCTTCAGGTACAACAGGAGTAGCAGGTTCTTCAGGTATATCAAATACTTCAGGAACAAGTGGATCTAGTGGTTCAAACGGATTAAGTGGTATTGCCGGCACTTCAGGTTCATCTAATACATCAGGTACAAGTGGCTCAAGTGGATCTTTAGGCACAAACGGTGCTGCAGGTATATCAGGTTTCTCAAATACATCAGGCACCTCAGGTAGTTCAGGTTCAAATGGTATATCTGGTCTTTCAGGTACATCCGGAACTTCAGGTTCAAGCGGATCTTCAGGTACAATTGGAGCTGCAGGCACTTCAAGAACATCAAATACTTCAGGAACTTCAGGTTCAAGCGGATCAAATGGTATAAATGGTATTGCTGGTACTTCAGGTGTATCAACAACTTCAGGCACCTCAGGAAGTTCAGGTTCAAGTGGTACAACAGGTAATGCTGGAACATCTGGAGTATCCTTTACTTCAGGAACTTCAGGTTCAAGTGGCTCAAATGGTATTACTGGAAATGCTGGTACTTCAGGTTCATCAAGAACTTCAGGTACTTCTGGCTCTTCAGGTACAAATGGTACAAGTGGTAATAATGGTACATCAGGAACCTCAGGTTCATCAGGATCTTCAGGTACAACGGGAGCTGCTGGTACTTCAGGCTTATCAAACACCTCAGGTACTTCCGGTTCAAGTGGCTCAAATGGTATTACTGGAAATGCTGGTACTTCAGGTTCATCTAATACATCAGGTACAAGTGGTTCATCAGGCACTTCAGGAGTAGATGGAGGTTCAGGTATATCAGGTACAAGTGGCACAAGTGGTTCATCAGGTTCTTCAGGAACAACAGGTAATGCTGGTACTTCAGGTTCATCAAGAACTTCAGGCACTTCCGGATCAAGTGGATCAAGTGGTACAAATGGTACTACAGGTAATGCTGGTACTTCAGGCTCTTCAAACACCTCCGGAACTTCAGGAAGTTCAGGCTCTTCAGGTACAAATGGTGCTGCAGGTACTTCAAGAACATCAAATACTTCAGGCACTTCAGGAAGTACAGGCTCTTCAGGTACAACAGGCGCTGCAGGTACTTCACGCTTATCAAATACCTCAGGAACTTCAGGTTCAAGCGGTTCTTCAGGTTCAAGCGGATCTTCAGGAACAACAGGTATAGCAGGCTCTTCAGGTTTATCAAGTACCTCAGGCACTTCAGGATCAAGTGGCTCTTCAGGTATAACAGGAGCAGCAGGTTCTTCAGGTACATCAAATACTTCAGGAACAAGTGGTTCAAGTGGCTCAAGCGGTTCAAGTGGCTCTTCAGGAACTTCAGGATTAGCAGGAGCTAGTGGAATATCACAAACTAGTGGAACATCAGGTTCAAGTGGTTCAAATGGCCTCAATGGTATTGCAGGTACTTCAGGTTTATCAAATACATCCGGTACCTCAGGTTCAAGCGGATCAAATGGTATAAATGGTAATGCAGGTACTTCAGGTTCATCAAACACCTCAGGAACAAGTGGATCAAGTGGCTCAAATGGTACAACGGGTAATGTTGGAACATCTGGAGTATCCTTTACTTCAGGAACTTCGGGTTCAAGTGGATCTTTAGGTACAACTGGTATTGCAGGCACTTCAGGCTCTTCAAACACCTCCGGAACTTCAGGTTCTTCAGGTTCAGCCGGTATATCAGGATTTGCAAGTACATCCGGTACTTCAGGAAGTTCAGGTTCCTCAGGTACAACAGGTGCTGCAGGCACTTCAAGAACATCAAACACTTCAGGCACTTCAGGCAGTTCAGGTTCAAGTGGCTCAAATGGTATAAATGGCATTGCAGGCACTTCAGGTTCATCAAGAACTTCAGGCACCTCAGGATCAAGTGGTTCTTTAGGCACCTCAGGTGTAGCAGGCACCTCAGGCTTATCATCTACTTCAGGCACCTCTGGAAGTTCAGGTTCTTCTGGCACAACAGGTGCGGCCGGTACTTCAAGAACATCAAATACTTCAGGTACTTCAGGAAGTACAGGTTCTTCAGGTACAACGGGAGCTGCGGGTACTTCAGGTTCATCTATAACTTCTGGAACCAGCGGTAGTTCAGGTTCAAATGGTACAAGTGGTAACAATGGCACCTCAGGCTCTTCAAGAACTTCAGGTACAAGCGGCACAAGTGGTTCATCAGGCACCTCAGGTATAGCAGGTGCTGCAGGTTTATCAGCTTTAAGTGCTACAAGTGGCACCTCAGGAACTTCAGGTTCAAATGGCACCAATGGTAATGCGGGAACATCTGGACTATCCTCTACTTCAGGAACATCAGGTTCATCAGGTTCTTCAGGTACAACAGGCGCTGCAGGTACTTCACGTTTATCAAGCACATCAGGCACCTCTGGAAGTTCAGGTTCATCTGGATCAAATGGTATTAATGGAAATGCTGGAACTTCAGGTTCATCTAACACTTCTGGAACGAGCGGTAGTTCTGGATCCTCAGGTACAACAGGCGCTGCAGGCACTTCACGCTTATCAAACACTTCAGGAACTTCAGGTTCAAGTGGATCAAACGGTACAACGGGTAACGCTGGAACATCGGGACTATCCTTTACTTCAGGTACTTCAGGCTCAAGTGGATCTTCAGGAACAACAGGTGCGGCCGGTACTTCAAGAACATCAAATACTTCAGGAACTTCAGG